TGCCGCTCCCGAAGAAGCTCAAGCCGGGCGCGTCGAAGGCGAAGAAGAAGGCCGTGGTCGAGGCGACCATGCACGACCTCAAGCACGGCCCCCACCACAAGGACCGCACGCACAAGCAAGAAGTCGCCATCGCGCTCAAGCAGAGCGGTCAGTCGCGCGCGAAAAAGGCCAAGAAGAAGTAACGCTTGCCGTCCCCGCCGACGCTTTCTATCGCCGCGACGAACTATCCCGATGCTCCGGTCATCGAGCATCCGCGCAAGCGTCGGATCACGGACGGCCAATGGACGTCGCTCGCAAACTCCGTGTGGCAGGTCGTCACGACCTCGTACACCGCGCGCCGCCCGCTCGAACTCAACATCATCGAGTGGGAGCGCGGCTACGAACTCGAAGTCGCCCCGAAGAACTTCCCGTGGGTCGGCTGCTCGAATCTTGTCGTGCCGATCGTGCCGTCGAAGATGGACACGCTGCTCGCGCAGATCGCTTCCCAGGTGTTCGTGCCCGAGTTCTACATCGTCAGCGGCAACACGAAAGAGGCGCAGTCGGTCGCCTACAAAGTCCAGCGGTACCTCAACGCCGAGTTCCGCCGCCAGCGCGGCAGCGACACCTGGTTCGAGGAGCACCTCAAGATGCTGCACCTCGGCCTCTATCACGGCACCGCCGTCATGGAGTCGATGTGGAAGTACCGCCGCCGCCGCAAGTCGTTCGGCATCCTCACCGAGAGCGTCGATGACGACGGGCTGCCCGATTTAGACGAAAACGGCGACCCGATCATGAAGCGCATCATGCGGACGAAGGACGTCGATGAGTACAACGACGTCAACCTCCGCGCGGTGCGGCTGCGCGACTTCATGCTCATTCCCGACGAGGCGACGAGCATCGAGCAGGCCGCGGGCGTGGCGCGCGCGGAGTGGCTGTACGAGAACGACCTCAAGGCGATGGTCGCGGAAGGGCTGCTCGACGCCGAGTGGGTCGAAAAGGCGCTCGCGTATGTGCCGGCCGGGCTTTCCGATGTGTCGTCCGACCGCCAGGGCTATTACGACAAGATCGCGGGCGGGCAACTGATCGTCGGCCAGGGACAAGGGCTCGTCTCCGACGAGTTCTTTCGGAACCGCGGGCCGATTAAGGTGTGGCGCGTTCATAGCGACCAATGGGACATGGACGGCGACGGGTGGGCCGAGGAGAACGTCTTTTGGTGCCACGAGTTGTCGGAATATCTGCTCGGGTGGTGCCCGGATAATTACATCGCGCCGACGCGCCCGTTCACGGCGTTCTCGCCGTTCCCGCGTCCCGACCGTTTCTATGGCTTCTCGCTGGTGGAGCGGCTGTTGCCGCTTCAGGGCGAGGCGTCTACGATTCGCAACCAGCGCAACGACGCGCAGGACCTCGCGACGTCGCCGCCGCTGCTCGTCAACCGCAACGAAGAGATTCACGATAAGGGCATGATTTGGGGTCCCGGCAAACAATGGCCGGTCGCGGACGTCGATAAGGCGGCGAAGCAAATCGCCGTCGTGCAGCCGGGGGCGCAGGCGTACCAGGAAGAGCAGATCGTCAACACCTACGCCGATCAACTGAGCGGGCTGTCCGCGCCGACGGACGGTGCGCCGACGAGTTCGCGGCGGACGGCGACGGAAATCAAGGCGAAGGCGAGCGCGACGAACGTGCGCGCGGCGCTGGTCGCGATGTTCCTGCGGATCACGTCGCGGTCGATCATTCAGTACGTCTGGAAGCTCAAGCGGCAGTATCCGCGCGAGGCGCAAAGCGAACTTGACCTCGACCCCGCGATCATGGGGCTCGACTTCCAAATCGACGTTGCCGGGATCAACGACCCGATCAACAACGACGAGAACGTGCAAGAATCGCTCGCGCTGTTCAACCTCTTCCACCAGGACCCCGACATTCAGGGCAACGCGGTCGCGCGCTACGAACTCAAGAAGTCGGTGCTCAGTTCGATGCACGTCCGCAACATGGACGCGATCATTGGGACGGCCGAGGAGGCGCAGCAGCGCAAGGAGCAGGAGGCGCAGCAGAAGCAGATGCAGATGCAAGCGATGGCGGTTGCCGCGCAGCAGGGCATGATGCCCGGCGCGAACGGCAAGCCGCAGAAACCGGGCGCGCAGTCGCCGCCCGCGATGGGAGCGCCACGATGATGGACCGCTACTCCGTCGAAGTGCAAGAGAAACTTCGGGTGGTGCCGCCCCCGCGCGAGGAGCCCGCGGCCGAAAAGCCGTCGCATCCGAACGCCGAGATTGTCGAGGACCTGTTCGCGCACCCGGCGTGGGAGATCGTGCTCACGGAAATCGCCCGTGCGGCGATCGCGGCGCGCAAAGACTTCTTCGACGGCGACAGCACGGATCCGGTGGCGTTCGCGCAACGCTCGCTGCGGATGCACGTTACCATCGACGTGCTCCGCAACATCGTAACCGGCATCTATCGCGAATCGAATCACAAACCGCCCGAGCGTCTGACGACGCTGTTAGGATAGGACGATGAACGGCCCCGAAGACGACATCGACGTCGACCTCGACCCGCCCCAGGACCCGGCGAACGTCCCGACCGACATTCCCGAGAAGCCGGAGGCGAAGCCTGCGGACCCGCCGTGGCAGCAGCTTTCGGAGACGCTCGAGCGCATCTCGAATCGCCCCGACCCGCCGCCGTACGCGCCGCCCCCGGCCGCGCCGCAGCAGCTCGACCCGGCGAAGCTGCGCGAGATCAACGAAAAACTCGCGGGCGACATCCTGGTCAACCCGCTCGGCGTCATCATGCCGGTCGCGCAGCAGATCGCGAACGAGCAGATCGCGGCGCTTCGCACGGAGATGCAGCCGTACGTCGACAACGCCGCCGCGGCGTTCGTAGACCGCTTCAAGAGCCGCATGGAGCGCAGCGACGGACTCTACAAGAACGTGGTCGACCGCTTCGAGGCGAGCATCGGCGACCTGAACCTGCGCGACCTTGCCGGGCGCTCGAAGGCCGAACAGGACAAGGCGCTCACGCTGCATTGGAACGCGGCGAAGGGCGAGGTGCTAGCGGCGAAGGTGCGCCGGCCCACGCCACCTGCGGCCCCGCCCGGTTCGAGCGCGGGTGGCGGGCGCGGGATGAGCGAGCCGCGCGGCGGTACGGGCGGGACGCTCGGTGAGACGGAGCGGCAACTGCTGCGGTGGCAGTTAGGAAAAGAGGCGGGCGAAGCCGCCATTCGCGAGATTGAGGCGCAACTATGATCGACGAACACGAACACGCCCCGGCCGGGGTCGATACCTCCGACATCCGCCCCCACGATCAGAATTGGGTGCTGATGAACAAGTACCGGATGAAGCGGTTCCCCGGCAAGAAGGTGACGCTGCCCGGCGGCATCGCCATCGACGCCATGCGCTTCGCGGGCGTGAAGCCGCCCGGCGCGGACGCCTCGTTCGTCCTGCATTCGCCCGAACTCATTCTCAAAAACCCGCGCCCCGACTGCAAGTACGCCTGGCGCATCCGCGCGGACGAGGAGACGTTCGGCCTAGTCGAAACCGGGTGCATCCGCCCCGTTCGCATGGACGAGATCGACCGCACCGACCGCCGCACGGCGAAGATCCTCGGCTACATCGGCCCGGGCGGGGCGACGTTCGTGGGGTGGAAGCGCCACGGGCTGTTCGAGGTCGCGCCGGTGGAGACGTACGAGTGGTATCGCGCGCCCGAGGAATACGGGATCGCGAAGATGGCGAACCTTGGCGCGCAGTTCGAGCACGAAGTCGAGGAGTACACGCAGGGCAAGATGCAGGGCGAGTTCACCGCGAAGGATACGCGCCCGGCCGGGAAAGACGCGGGCGCGCGACCCCGGAGGATATAAAACAGTCCCACCGGGACTATTGACTCTCCGAGCGACCAGGCGGTAAGGTTGGCGTCGTAATGACGCCTGCCAAGGAGCCGCGCGCATGGCCAACGCCCTAGCCATCCTGCCCCCGAGCCTCATCGCTCGGGCGGGCGTCCAATCCTACAACCTCGGCAGCGTGTTCGAAGCGCCGGGCGCGATCTTCCGCCGCGGCGACTTTCTGCAGAAAGTCACCACCGGCACGATCACCAACGTCGCCCCTACCGGCAGCATCTCGGCCGTCGTCCCGACCGCCGCGCCGACCGTCTCCTCGACGGGCAGCGCCGTTTCCGGCACGCCGATCACGTACTACTACGCCTACTACACCTACACGAACTCCGGTGGCAGCATCGAATCGCAGCCGTCCCCGGAGTTCTTGATCGTCAACGCGAGCGGCTACAAGGCGACCGTCACGGTCCCGGTCGCCGGCTCCCCGGCCGCGGGCCAATACTTCAACCTCTACGTCGGCCTGTACCCCGGCACCGAGGTGCAGCAGGTCGCGGCGACCGCGCTCGGCAGCGCCGCGACGGTTCCGGTGCCGCTCACGAACAGCGTCGGCGCGAATCGGCTGACGGCGGGCGGGACGGCGGTTTCCGCCGCGACGGTGTTCGGGCTCGCGGTCGATGACTACGACGTGACGTACGCGCCGAAGTCGCCCGTGCAGTTCGACAATCGTTCGCCCTTCGGCATCGACACCTCGACGCCGCCGCTCGGCTCCTACGAGCAGTATCAGACCAAGGTCGTGCCGCTCTCGGCCGGGCTGCAGTTCGAGATGTCGTTGCTTCAGGCGTGGACGCCGGGGCTGCTCTATACGACGTGCGGCGTGTCGTATCAGACCGCGTACAACACGTTCGCGGCCGACAACACGGCCTCGACCGCGTTCCTGACGATCCAAGGCAAGGTCGGGGGCAACACGTTCAACCCGACCTACGACGACCAGGGCGGCTTCCTCGACACTGGGGCGCGCGTGATCGTCTCCGTCACCACGACGTCGGTCCTCATCCTCTGATGCCCGGCTCGACGCGGAAAGGCTTCTAGCGCATGGCGGTTCTCGGCCAGGTTACGACCCGCACCCCCTATTACGCGCAACGGATGGTCTTGCAGAAGATCGTCACGCATCGCGCGATGGAGGTGCCGCCGCTCTACCCGACCTTCATGCGCGAGATCGAAAACGATTCCGAGCGCAGCTTCATGGACATCGGCAGCTACGCCGAACTCGGCCTCTTCCAGCAGAAGGACGAAGGCGCGCCGTTCGCCCAAGATCAGCCCTACGAACTCATCCCCGCCCACTTCGACTTCACGACCTACGGCCTCGGCGCTTCCGTGACGCGCGAGGCGCAGTTCGAAGATCCGCTCAAGCTGATGGGCAAGCTCGCGCCGATGCTCGCCGATTCGTGGCGCGTGACGGCCGACGTCATGTACAACAACGTCTGGAACCAGGCGTTCAACCCGGTGCAGACGCTCTACGACGGGCAGCCGCTCTGCTCGACCGCGCACCTGCTCTCGGCGGTCCCCGGCGACACCGGGCCGATTTCCAAGATCGGGCAGACGTTCTCGAACTATCTCGGCGCGGCGCAACCGAGCCCCGAGATTCTACGGCAGATGGAGCTCATCTTCGAACTCACGCTCTCCGATCGCGCGCTCCCGTCGCAGCGCACCGCGGCGTATCTGATGTGCCATCCGAACTACGCGAAGACGTGGCAGGAGATCGTCGGCTCGCCCTACGCGCCGAACAGCAATCAGAACACGATCAACACCGAGTACGACGTCGTGAAGGTCAAGGGCAACCGCTACCTCACGAACCCGTCCGCGTACTTCCTCATCGGCACGCCGTCGTTCCCGGACGGCAGCGGCCAATGGGTCATCACGTCGCACAAATGGCAGAACGACGTGTGGATGTGGTACGAGGATCAAACGCGGTCGTGGTGGATCTCGAGCGAAGCGCGCTCGACTTTCGGCGCGGTCGACTTCCGCGCGGTCGTGGGTTCCATCGGCGCGGGACCCTAAGGAGTAGCCGACATGGCAACCACCGTTGGCGGCTCGCTCACCCTCGACAATTGGAATCGAACGCCGGAATCCGACACCTTCATGGCGACGACGCCGTTGTTCGTCGGCCCGCTCACGCTCGGCGCGGGCGTCGCGAACACGACCATCCAGGCCGGGTTCGCCATGCCGTTCCTCTACAAGATCCGCAAGGTCGGCGTGTTCTACACGGCCTGCAATTCGGTCGCCTCGACGCTCGCCTTCAACTTCGTGGTCGGGACGACGGGCGCGTACACCCAAGGCGTCATCGCCCCCAACGACAACTCGTACGCTTCGGGCACGGCGCTGCCGACCCCGAACACGAACGCCGCGGGCGTCATCGTCAGCGTCGCGGGGGCCGGCTACCCGACCAACGTCGCGATCGCGGGCGAAGCCGTCTTTTCGGCGGACATCGGCTTCACGGCCGCCGCGCAGCAATCGGGCGCGGCGACCAACTCGACGTACGCGCCGGGGTGGATTTCCGTAACGACCTCGGGCGGCTACGGCATCTTCGTGCCGCCCAACTATGACGCGGTGTATCCGGTGCTTCTGCCGCTCACGCTGCGCGCGGTGACGACCGCCTCGACGGGCTCGATCACCGGGCTCTCGTTCGTGCTCGACATCGTGCCCGTCACGCCGACGGCCAACCCCGGCTCGGGCTCGACGGGCCTCGCGTACTGCATCCCCGGAGTGTCCTTCTAGGAGGTTTTCGTGGCAAGCTCCGCTGGCGTCAACCGCGTTCCGACGTATGGCGGCGGCGTTCTGCTCGACGGCATCTCCTCGGCGACGACCGCGCTCGCCAACCAGGGCCTCGCGTCCTACGGTACGATCGGCGTCAACGATAGCGGCGGGCAGATGCTCGAAGCCATCGGCTATTCGAAGTGGGGCTTCCAGCTCGTCGCGGATTCCTCGACCGCGCTCTCGGGCTTTCAGGTGCTGCTGCTCGGCACGCTCTCGCCGTATGCGTACCTGACGTGGACGAACGCGAACCAAGGGCAGACGCCGTATCCGACGGCGAACACGGGGACGGGCGTCGGGAAGAATTGGCTGCCGGCGTGGCAGTACGGGGTGACGAACAATGCGTCGTTCAACCCCGGTGTGCAGCCGTGGGAATGGGTGCCGATTCCGGGGCCGTCCGAGCAGTCGGGCACCGGGAACATCGCAAACCCGCTGACGGAAACGACGCCGCTCTTGTTCACGACGTCGCCGTGGGTGGCGGTGCGCGCGGTCGTGGTGGCGACGCCGACGACGGGCGTCGCGCGCGTGTACGGGTTCGCGATTCCCTAGATGGTCGCGACCGACGTCATCAACCTCGCCCGCGCGAATCTCGACGACACGGCGGCCGCGAGCGGGCAGCGCTTTTCCGATACCACCATGCTCCGCTGGCTCGCAGAAGCGCAGAAGCGCCTCATGCGCGACGTGCTCTTTCCGAGCGGGCGCATGTCGATTCCGACCGTCCCGAACCAGCAAGAGTACCAAGTCCGCTGGCCGATCCTGCGAACGGATTCCGTGTACCTCAACGGGCAGCTTTTGGTGCCGGTCGGCCAGGGTGGGATCGCCACGCTTGAGGGCCATCAGATTCAACTCTACGACCAGGGCGCGCTCGGCGGGAACCCGGCGCCCGTCGCGGGCAGCGGCTTGCCGCCTTCGACGCTTGGGCCGTATGCGCCGTCGTGGGGGACGCTAACCCCGCAGGGCTACCCGGTTGCGAATTGCGGAGGGTTCCCGGCGCCAGACGCGGGCCCGTCGTACCCGACGATGGGCGGCGGCCAGCGCGGGCGGTACTATTATCGGAGCGGGTACATCGGCGTGACGCGGGCTCCTGCGACCGGGCCGCCGCTCGACGCCAACGGCAACCCGATTCCGAACCTCGTCATCGACGCCGTGTTCTTGCCGCCGCTCGTCGCGTCGCTCGCGGACCCGCTCATCTTCCCGGACCACTTCGAGGAAGCGCTCGCGTGGAAAATCTGCGAGTTCGCGAAGTTCTCCGACGACACCCAAAAATCGGCGGAAGCGCGGAATTACGCGCAAGGCATGTACCGGGCGGCGATGGTCGATCTGCGGATGTGGGTGCATACGTTCAAGGGCGACGCCGCGGACGGCCCCAAGGTGGAAACGGCGCGCAACTTCTACATGGCCCCGCGCTTCCGCGTCAGCGGCGGCTCCGGCGGCGGCAGCGGATACCCGTAGGACCTATGGCCTCAAACGCGGCGGAATGGTTCTATTGGCAGCCTGCAAACGGCAATCTGACGATCACGTTGCCGAACAGCGTTGCCATCGCGGCGCTCTGGATTCCGAACGAGCCGTCGCCGATCACCGTGACCGCGAACGGGGTCGAGGTGTACGTCACGGGCGCGACGACCTCCACGTACACGGCGGCCGAAGCGATTCCGCTCCCTGCGGGGACGACGACGGTCGTGCTGTCGATCTCGTCGTCCGCGCCGAATCTGTACGTCTACGCGACGTCAACGCCCCTCAACCCGGCCGTCTCCGGGACGACCGTCGTCAACATCTCGACGGGCCTCGTCGTCGTCCAGGTCGCCATCGCTCAGGCCGCGCGCGACGGCAACACGGCCGAAGCCGTCACCCTCATCAACCCGTCGTCGGCCGACCTTTACTACTGTTTCGTGACCTCTACCACCGGGCGCGGGCCGCTCACGGTGCCGACCGGGATCACGCAACTCGGCACGCACACGACGAGCGATATGATCTGCCAACTGTGGGAGGGCACGCTCTCCGAGATGACATCGGGCCTCGGCACCTCGAACGTCATCAACAACTTCACGGCGTCCATGCTGGTCGAAATCTCGAACTCGGCCGGGACGGGAACCGTGACGAGCGCGGCCTCGAACGCGATCACGCTTTCGACCTCCGCGAACATCTCGCTTGGCTTCGCATACGGCAAGAACGCCTCGGCGTGGCTGCTCGACGGTACCGCCTATTGGCAGACGATCGCGACGCTGCAGACGACGCTTTCGTTCTACGGCGTCGCCGCGGTGCCGACGCCGACGCACCTCGGCTTCACGGCGTATCCTTCGGACGTCGGGATCATGGTCCTCACGCTCACGCCGTCGTGAGCACGCCGACGCCGGCCACCTCGACGTTCTGGATCTTCTGGGACCCGGCCGACAATCCGACGCTCACGATCACGCCGCCGACGAGCGTCACGAACGTCGCGCCGATCATCTCGCTGTTCCTCAGCGGCATCTCCGCGAACGTCGTCGTCACGGCCGCGAGCGACGGCGTTTTCAACGGGCAGACGCCTTCGACCGGATACGTGCAGGTCGGCACGCTCGAAGCGCCGTCCGTGAACGTCTCGCTTGCCCTCGGACCAAGCCAGGGCCGCTACCCGACGTCCCTCGAACTCTACACCTCACCCTACGCCGCGCCGATGAACGTGCTTGTCGTCTGCTCGAAGGAGGTCGCCACGTCGAACGTCGTTGCCGTCACCGCCACCGCGCCGATCACCTCGAGCGGCGGAACCTCTCCAAACATCGCCCTCACGACGCCGCTCCCGATCGCGGACGGCGGGACGGGCACGGCGACCCCTTCGCTCGTCGCCGGGACGAACGTCACGGTCACGGGCACCTGGCCGAACCAGACCATCGCCGCAAGCGCCGCGTCCGGCGTCTCGAGCGTCACGGCCACCTCGCCGCTCGCGAGTAGCGGAGGGACGACGCCCGCGATCTCGCTAACGGGCATCATCTCCGTCGCAAACGGCGGGACGGGGACGGCCTCCCCGGCCATCGTCGCCGGGACCAACGTCACCGTCAGCGGCACGTTCCCGGCGCAGACCGTCAACGCGCGCATCCCCGTCTACAGCGCGGGCGGCACCCTCGCCGCCGCGACGCTCCACATCGTCTACGGGCAAATTACGGCGTCGGGCACCTCCACGACGATCACGCTCTCGGGCAGCGCCGCCTTCACGAGCACCACGTACTTCCTCATCGTGACGGACGTCGCGACCGCGGCGACCGCCGTCGTCACCGCGCAGGCGACGGGCTCGTTCACGTTCACCTCGACGTCCTCGCACACGTACCAATACTTCGCGTTGGGCGTCTAGTGTATCCGCAGCCGGCCACGCAGCTCTACCCATTTACCTTACCCGGCCAATTCATCGGCGTGTGGGCGTCGTTCGACCCGACCGCGGGCACCTTCACCTACGACGTCGGCCCCGGCTACGCGCTCGGCACCCTGTGGTTCCCGTCGCTCACCGACGCCGTGCAAGTCTACATCGGGGACTCGTCGTCGGGCTCGCCGTTCTACACGACGGGTTCTGGCGGCTCCGAAGCGGTGCCGCTTCCCTCGGGGACGACTGCCGTCTCGTTGCTCTCCGTGGACGGCACGGGCGCGGCGATGGCGCTCTATCTCACGTCGCTGTCGTTCGACCCGATCAAGACGACCCCCGACACCGCCTCCGTCGTCTCCGTGACGGCGACCGCGCCGATCAGTAGCAGCGGCGGCGCGAACCCGAACATCGCGCTTGCGACCCCGCTTGCGGTCGCCTACGGCGGGACCGGGACCGCCGCGCCGTCGCTCGTCGCGGGCAGCGGCATCGCCGTCTCGGGAACGTGGCCGAACCAAACCGTCGCGACCACGGGCGCGTCCGGCGTCACCAGCGTCTCCGCAACCGCGCCGCTCTCGAGCAGCGGCGGCAACACGCCGACGATCGCGCTCACGGGCATCGTCCAGGTCGCCAGCGGCGGCACGGGCACGGCGTCGCCCGCCATCGTCGCGGGGGACGGCGTGTCGGTGACGGGGACGTGGCCGGATCAGACGGTCGCGCTCTCGCGCAACATCTTCGGCGGGAACGCCGTCACGGGCACGGGCGGCGAGGCGACGATCACCCTGCCGTATCAGATCACGGGCGGCTCGGCCACCGTCGCGCAGAACGCGGGCGGAACGGCCTCCTACGTCATGTGCGTCGATAACACGAACTCGAACTTCCCCTACGGTATCATCGTGTTCTACTGCCTCAACGTCTCGACGTCGCCCGCGACGCCTGTGGGCGCGGGCGTGGGCTTCTACTACACCATCGGCACCTCGAACGTGGCCGCGCTGTAATGCCGGACGACGTACAGCCGCTCATCCGCCTCGGCCCCTTCGGCGGCCTCAACACCCGCGTCGCGCAGCCGTTCGAGTCGCCGAACGATGCGGTTGTGGCGTCGAACGCGGACACGCACCGTCTCGGCGGGGCGCTCTCGAACGTCATGGGGCGCTCGCGGCTCGTCACCTTCGGCAACCTCATCATCAGCGGGGCCGCGCCTGCGGCCGGGATCGTCTCGCTCGCGCGCTACGACGTCTCGCCGACCGTGACGTACTACATCGCCTTCGCCTACGGCGCGAACGCCTAGCGGTGTCGTTCCCGTCGCCGAACTACACGCTCACCGGCGTCGCGGCCTCGTATCGGCCGGACAACGGCGCGAGCGCGTCGCTGCCGGGCGTCGTCACGCCCTGGTCGCGCGCGGTCGAATCGAACGGCGTCCTGTTCCTCGACAACGGCCAGCAGATCTTCCTCGGCTCGGACGGCAATCTCCACGCCGCCCTCTGGCAGTATTTCCCGCCCGTGCAGTCGGTCGCCGGCTTCAACCTCAACACGGTCACGAACGCGAACTCCAACCTCGCCGCGGCGACCTACTCGTACGCCTTCGTGTACGTCGTCCAACTCCCGCAAAGCGACGGCACCGTGTCGCAGACGACGACGCCGCTCTACGAGAACGCGAGCGGCGCGAATCTCTTTTCGATTACGACCAACGGCAAGCAAGACATTCAGGTCGCGGGCACGTTCGCCGGGCTGACCGCCGACGGCTACCCCTTCGTGACCCAGGTCTATCGCGAATCGAGCCTCGTCGCGTCCTGGTATCTCGTGACGACGCTGACGACGAACAACGTCTACACGGACACGAACTCCGATCAGAGCATCGAGGGCAATCAGCAGATGACCCTCGACAACGACCCGCCCCCGACCGGGGTGCTGGTGACGGGGACCGGCTTCGCGCTCAATCCGATCGAGAGTTTCCAGGACCGGATGTGGGTGCTCGCGCGCGTCCAGAACGCCGCGACCAACAACCTCCCGCAAACACAACTGTGGTACTCCCGGCCGGGATTGCCCTGGTCGTTCGATGCCGAACTCCAAGTGCTCCTCAGCGGCGACGAAGCGACGCTCCCGGAAGCCGGGACGTTCGGGACGCTGCCGATCTACGGCGATCTTCCGGCCGGGCTCGCCAAGGTCGGCTCCGTGCTGCTCGCGTTCAAGAGCAATT